ATACCTTTGGATAAAAGTAATTCTGAAGACGTAGACACAAAAGCAGAGGACCATTTGTATGATGCTTTGAGATATGGTATAATGACCCGACCTAGGTCAAAGTCTATATTTGATTATGACCCAGCAGCGATGCCAAGAAAATGGACTCCTGCAGATAGAGTATTTGGATATTAAACATGGAAAATGAAAACGAAAATATTGAAGATTTAGTATTTGTCCCAAAAGACCCGAAGGATGAATTAGCAGCTTATGTTATTGAAAAATTTAAATCTGCAGAAGATGCACGATTGTATGATGAGCAAAGATGGCTTAACTCATACAGACAGTACAGAGGTTTATACACAAATGATACTCAGTTTACTGAAACAGAAAAATCACAAGTATTTATAAAAGTAACTAAAACAAAAGTTCTTGCAGCTTATGGACAAATCATAGATGTTTTATTTGCAGGACAAAGATTCCCACTAGGTGTAGAAGCCACTCGTATTCCTGAAGGTGTAACAGAGTCAGTAAACTTTGACCCCAAAGAGCCAGATAACGCATTAAACGAATTAAATAATGTATATGGTTTCCCTGGAGATGGACAAGACCTACCACGAGGTGCAACACAAGAATCACTACAAGACTTAAAACTAGGAGCTTTTGAAGATGACCTAGAAAGTATAAGAGAAAAGATAAAATCTGGACAAGGACTAACATCAACATCACAAACATATTACCCTGCACAAAAAGCTGCAAAGAGAATGGAAAAAACTATTCTTGACCAGTTGGAGGAGTCAAATGCATCTAAACATTTAAGAACAGTTGCATTTGAGATGGCTCTATTTGGTACAGGAATAATTAAAGGACCTTTTGCTTTTGATAAAGAAAAAGCTAATTGGGATGAAGAGGGTAACTACTCACCAGAGAGTAAAACTGTTCCAAGAGTTGAGTCTGTATCAACTTGGAACTTTTACCCTGACTATGATGCTAACAATATGGCTGAGGCAGAATACGTTATAGAACGTCATAAGCTAAGTTATTCAGAGTTACGTAATCTTAAAAAGAGACCCTATTTTGACACAGAGGCTGTAGATGAGTGTGCAGAGATTGGATTTAACTATACACGTAAATGGTGGGAAACAGACCTAAGAGATAATGAAACTCAATACGACGTAGATAGATTTGAGGTACTAGAGTTCTGGGGTAACATAGATAAAACTATGGCAGAGGCTTCAGGATTAGAAATACCAAAAGAGTTTGAAGATGTAGATACATTACAGGTTAATGTATGGGTGTGTAACAACAAGATACTTAGATTAGTTGTAAATCCATTTACACCGAAACGTATTCCTTACTGTGCCGCCCCGTTTGAACTAAACCCATATAGTTTCTTTGGTGTAGGACTAGCTGAGAATATGTCAGACACACAAACACTTATGAATGGTTTTATGAGAATGGCAGTTGATAACGCTGTATTGTCAGGTAACCTAGTATTCGAGATTGACGAAACTAACTTAGTGCCAGGACAAGACCTACAAGTGTTTCCAGGCAAAGTATTTAGACGACAAGGCGGTGCACCTGGACAAGCACTGTTTGGAACTAAGTATCCAAACGTAAGCACAGAGAATATGATGATGTTTGATAAAGCACGGGCGTTAGCTGATGATGCAACAGGCATACCATCTTATTCGCATGGACAAACAGGTGTTGCAGGCACAGGTAGAACTGCGGCTGGTATCAGCATGCTGATGGGAGCAGCCCAACTTAGTATCAAGAGTGTTGTAAAGAACTTAGATGATTATTTGTTGCAACCATTAGGAGAGGCACTGTTTGCATTTAATATGCAGTTTGACTTTGATAAGGAAGCTAGAGGTGACTTAGAGATAAAAGCTCGAGGCACAGAAAGTCTTATGAAGAACGAGGTACGAAGTCAAAGACTTCTACAGTTACTTCAGATGTCAGGTAACGCTGCTGTAGCACCATACTTAAAAATACCAGTAATATTACGAGAGCTTGGACATGCCATGGACTTGGATGCAGAGAAACTTATTAATGATGAGAGAGAAGCATTTAAGCAAGCAGAGATATTGAAAGCTGCTGGAGGTTTACCAACTGACCAGTCACAAGCACAAGGGGTAAATGTTGCTGACCCATCAGGAGGTGGGGGAGGTAATATTGGTGTAGGACAAGCACCTGTCCCTGGCGAACAAGGATTTAGTGCTCCACAGAATCCTGCCACAGCTCCACAAGAACCTGCAGTTGTTGACCAACTACAACAATTACTAGGGGGCAGATAGTGATAAAAGAAGTAGCTAGTAAACTTGTACCTTTAGTAGATAGCAAAAAGAATAGTGATTTACTAGAATTATATATGAATCACAGAGTAGAAGAACTACACAAATTGTTAGAACAGTATGACGACATACACAACATAGCAAAAGCACAAGGAGCAATCCAAGAAATACGAAGACTAAAAACTCTTCGTGATGAAGTTTTAGCAAAGTCAAAAAATGGAAATTGATAACAGACCTGCGTGGCTTTCGAGAGCCATGAATAGAAACACTCCTAGCAAAGGAGGAGCCACTGTTCAAACTAGAAGCGAGTATGTAGATGATTTAGGAGGAGAGGTTTTATTTCCAACTTTGCGTATGGGCAAAGATGGGAAGCTACGTAAATCAAACATAAAAGAATCTCTTAAGAAAAAAGATTACATTTTAATAAAGGGACCACCAGGCAAAGAAACAGCAGATAAAGCCACTGCTAAATCAAAACAAATAAGTAAACAAATAGGCATAGCTAGACGCATGAAGATAGGAGGAGCACTCATGAAGACAGAACCAGCAGGATTAGGTGTATCACCGATGACACAAAAGACTAGTCCACCAGTAGGCAATAAGCCAGTTCAAACACAAAAGCTGCCGAGGGCTCGAGCTGCAAAGGTTCCTGACCCAAGAGATGAAGCTCTAAAGTTAGTTTCAGAAAGATTAAAACAAGATAAGGCAAAGGGTATTGCCACCCCTATGAGTGTTATAAATACTGAAACAGCTACACCTATGACAACTGCGTTAGCAGCTATGCCCATGGATGAACAACCTAAAGCTATGAAAGCTGGAGGCACAAAATCTAAAAAGAATGGAAAAGGTCTAGCAGTCGTAATTGATGTAAGTGGTCCATCACAACCAAAGTATGAAGAAGCATCTAAGGGAACTCCTGCAGACCCACCTCCAGGTGCAACATCAGATGAAGTTAAGGATGACCAACACGTTTTGCTTAGCGAAGGAGAGTTGGTTGTACCAGCTAACGTCGTTAGATATCATGGACTTGGTATGTATGAAAATTTAAGAAGAGAAGCATTACAAGGCTTAGGAGAAATGGAAGCCGCAGGTCAAGTAGATTATGTTGATGATGATGTAAAAAGTGCACAAGCAGGTATGACTATTTTAGATGCTCCTAATGTTGCTACACCACAAGGTATAGCAAGACAACAACAAGCGTACAATCCTGCATTAGGACAGTTTGGAACAGCTACAGTTCCCCAAGCAGCATCAGCTAAATTTATACGTCCGACTGGTTTTGTAGATGCGAACAGAGACGGCATAGATGATAAGCTACAACCTAGTATTAGCAAAGGTATAGCCGCCCCAGTAACAACTGGAGCGATAAGCCCAGCGGCTCTTACGTTAGGTCCTGTAACTAATCCTAATGTTGTAGTAGGTGCTGGTAATGTAGGTAGCTACAAACAAGAGCAGACATACAAGCCAGGTGATGATAGTACGCCACCACCAGCCGATGACACAACGCCTCCACCTGTTGCACCAACTAAAGTTGTTCAAGAACAGGGAGGAGACAGTCCTGTGGAATCAGAACAAGAGAAAGCGGCAAGGGAATTAGCTAATCAAAAGATTCAACGTGCTAAAGAATTAGGATATGAATATAATCCTATTAAACAAATTGCTACTGCTTTATTACCTCTCGGATTTTTGGGAGTTGGAGAAACTCCTGGAACTGTAACTTTAGCTGGTAATATCGTTGGCAATGATGGAAGAGAATATGACCCTATTACAGGCAAAGTAGCCTCTAGTGGCAGCATGTTTACTGACATTGCAAATAAAATACAAGGTAAAGATATAAGCAATATTGGACCAGGGGGTGCAATAATTCCTGAGACAAAAGACCCTATAGGTTTAACCCCTATGACAGCAGCGGGATTAAAACAATATACTATTGATGAAATGAAAAAAGCGATTGGAGAAGAGCAGTTAGTAAAACAAGTTAATGCAGAAGTAGATAAGTTAGTAAATACATCAACAGTTGCTCCTCAAGTTTCTAATCTAAAAGTTAATACCTTTGAAGAGTTAATGCAAAAGATTGCTGGAGGCGAAGTTGGAGTAGATACTAATTTTGCGGCTAGACGAGATGGTGCGTCAGCAGGTCCACTAACACCAGAAATAAAAACTACTGGAGATATGTTAACTGCTGAGGCAAGAGCAAATATCGAAGCAGACCCTAATTATCAATCCTCAAGAAAAAGTTTTGAAGGGTTAACAGAGAATGCCTTAAATCAAATACTTGACGACACTATACCTTCTACTGTAGCACAGAAAGCAGCCGCACAGGATTTAAAAGAAGAAATACTATTAGATAGGATATCAAAAGGCACTGATTTGTCTGGAGATGCTGGTAGACAAGCTGCAAGAGAAAGTGAATTTGATGTAGAAGAAACTTTTGGAAGTGGTAGAAAATCACAAAGAGATTCAGCATTAGATACTTTTAATGAAGATGCAAAGTCAGATATTGAAGCACGAGGAGGCACTAAGAGTGTTGGATTAAACAATAATGGTTCATTCTACAGTGAAAACAATGATGGCTCATTTACTCATGAAGATGGTACAACTGTAAACTTTACAGATAGCGAAGGCAAACCAGGCAACGCTCCACAAAATACTGAACGTGAACAAAGAATGGCAGAAAGAACTGCACAGTATGATGACCCAAGTCAAGCAGAAGAAGAAAGTGCAGGGACTGATAGCAAAATAGTTTGCACAGAGATGTATAGACAGACTCAACTTGATGACTGGGCACAAGCTATGAAGACTTGGCACATTTATCAGAAAAAATACTTGACACCTCTACATGAAATAGGGTATCATTCGTTATTCAAACCTTTTGTTCGTGGTATGAAAGTTAATAACACACTGACTAGTATCGGTGCTTACTTTGCAAAAGAACGAACAAAACACCTTAGACATATTTTAACAAAGGGTAAAGCTAAAGACAGTATTGTCGGCAACATCTTTTGTAAAATAATCCATCCTATAGTTTACTTAGTAGGATTGGCAGTTCATAAAAAATAATTTATGAATTAATTACTAGCTACTTATCCCCCAATAATGGCTACGATAACCCTAGGAGAAAAGACATGGCTGAAATGGCTGTAGAACAAAAAATAGTTAAGACCCCAATAAAATATAAACGTAACGACGATAAAGAAGCGTTAGAGTTAGAAAAGAATTTAAAAGAAAGAGATGAAGCTTTAGGTAAAGCAAAAGCAGAAGCAGAAGATATTGCTGAAACAGAATCTTTACCACCTGAAGAAAAAACATTTAAAAAAAGATATGGCGACTTGCGTAGACACTCACAAGAAAAAGAGAAGTCATATCAAGATGAGATATTTAAATTAAAACAACAATTAACACAAACTGCATCTCAAGAAATAAAACTACCAAAGTCAGACGAAGAGATTGCACAGTGGTCTCAGGAATATCCTGACGTTGCTAAGATTGTAGAAAGTATTGCTACTAAGAAAGCAAAAGAGTTAGACTCTTCACTAGAAGAAAGAATGAAGTTAATAGCAGAAAGAGAAGCACAATCTACTCGTGCTATGGCAGAAGCAGAACTTATGAGAATACATCCTGACTTTGAAACTATTAGGAATGACCAAGAGTTTCACGATTGGGTAGAGCTACAACCTAGATGGGTTCAACAAGCTCTGTATGAAAATGAGAGTGATTCTAAATCTGCAGCAAGAGCTATTGACTTATATAAAGTAGATATGGGTATTACCTCTACACCCAAAAAGAAGACAGACCCTTCTAAAGATGCAGCAAAAGCTGTAACTAGAGGTAGCTCAAACACACCTTCTGCTACTAAATCAGGACAAGCAAACCAAATAAAAGAGTCTGATGTAGCAAAGATGAAGCCACATGAGTTTGAAAAGAATGAAGAAAAAATAAAAGAAGCAATAGCTTCTGGTAATTTTATTTATGATATGACCAGGCGTGCTTAATATTTTTCTTTACTTTTTAAAATTTGTATGGTATAAAATGTATAAATAGCAGCCCATCTTTTTGATGACCACCTGCTTGACACATTTTCACGAATTATACTAAGAAAAACTACCTAGTTTGAATTAGCCCCAAAACGGACACCTAATTGCATCTAGCCTTTTGATTGTGTATGCACTCGTATTTTATATTAGCCTAGGAGGATAACATGGCTTTCCAAACTGCGGCTGGATACGGGAATTTACCTAATGGCAATTTTAGTCCTGTCATATATTCCCAAAAGGTTCAGCAAGCTTTTCGTAAGACCTCTGTTGTAGAGTCAATCACAAATAGTGATTACTTTGGAGAGATTGCGAATTATGGTGATACTGTTAAGATTATCAAAGAACCAGAAATCACTGTAAAAGAATATGCTCGTGGTGTTAACATTCAACCACAAGACCTAGACGATGAGGATTTTTCTCTTGTCGTAGATAAAGCAAACTACTTTGCTTTTAAAGTTGACGACATTGAGGAAGCTCATAGTCACGTTAACTTTGAGTCAATGGCTTCAGACAGAGCTGGATATAGACTCCGTGACCAACACGACCAAGAAGTTCTTGGTTACCTATCAGGTTTCAAGCAGTCATCTCTAAACACTGTAGCAGGAACAGCTAACGATACTGTAAACGGTACAAAAGCTGTAACAACTGCAGGTTCAGATGAGTTATTGACAAGCATGAAGCTAAAGAAAGGTGACTTCGGAAACATTACTACAGGTAGTGCAGGAGACCACTCAATTCCATTAGCTCCAAGAATGCCAGGTGCTACAGCTCAAGCAACAGCAACTGCTACACCATTGCAAGTTATTGCAAGAATGGGCAGATTGTTAGACACACAGTTTGTAGACACAGAAGGTAGATGGCTCGTTTTACATCCAACTTTTGTTGAAATCTTAAAAGATGAAGATTCAAGACTTCTCAATGCAGATTTCGGTGAGTCAGGAGGATTAAGAAGCGGCTTGGCAATAGGTTCATTACATGGTTTTGATATCTATATGTCAAATAACTTACCTGCTGTTGGTACAGGACCAGGAACATCAGGTTCTGCTAACCAAAACTCAAACTTTGGAGTCATTGTAGCTGGACACTCTTCATCAGTAGCAACAGCTTCACAGATAACAAAGACAGAGTCCTACAGAGACCCTGATTCTTTTGCAGACATCGTAAGAGGTATGCATTTATATGGCAGAAAGATTCTTCGACCAGAAGCAATCGTAACTGCTAAGTACAACGTAGCGTAGGGGAGGTATAAATGGCGACTTTTGATTTAACTTCTAAAGATACCACTGGCGTATCTTCCGACTCTATCGTGGCTATGCCATCAGCTAAGAATACTCACGTAATGAGAAATATTGAGGCTTACCTTGATATTGATGCGTTAGTAGCAGCAGGTGGTAGCTTTTCAGACGGAGATGTATTTCAGGTACTAGAGATACCTGCAAATACTTTCGTGCTAAATGCAGGTGCAGAAGTAATGAAAGCATTTACTTCAAGTTGTACACTTGACATGGACTTCGCAGGTGGCGATGACATTATTGATGGTGCAGATATAACCTCTACAGGTTTTTGTGCAGCAGGAACTAATGGTCAAACCAACACTGTTGTAGGAAGTGCAGCTTCAACTTATACTCAATTTATCACATCAACTGATACTATTGATTGCACAATCGCAGGTGCGGCTCCAGCGACAGGCAGACTCAGAGTCTATGCAACTGTTATTGATTTAGCAGGTCATGGACTAGATGATAAGCCAGACGAAGTCGATAGAGACCAATTAGCTTAATAGCGTAATTATGGGGACAATTAATTTGTCCCCTATTATTTAAAACAGTATGTCACAAACTTTTCTTACATTAACTAATAGCGTGCTTGCACGTATTAATGAACCACAACTGACCTCGTCTACTTTCTCAAGTGCACGGGGTATTCAAGTTCAAGCCCAAAATGCAGTTAATGAAGCCATAAGATATATCAACCAAAAAGAATTTAGTTACCCTTTTAATCATGCAATTAACACAGAAGTTTTAGTTCCAGGAACAGTAAAATATAGTTTACCTACATCAACTAAACACGTAGATTATAATACTGCAAGAATAGTTAAAAACTCAACTTTAGGCACATCAGGTGCAAACTTGAGTACATTATCATATAACGAATACATAGCTAACAATGTTGAACAAGAAGATGACATTGTAACAACAACTACAAGTACAACACATACAGATAGCGTTACAACTATAACTGTAGCTAGTACATCAGGATTTGATTCTTCAGGAACTATACACATAGTAAATGAAGAGATAACATACACGGGAACAACAAGCACAACATTTACAGGATGCACAAGAGGTGCTAACAGTACAACAGCAGCTTCTATAGCAAGTGGTGTACAAGTAGCACAGTTTACTGGAGGAGGAGTGCCTTCTCACATAGTAAGAACATTGGACAACAACTTTATTTTGTATCCGTTTCCTAACAGGGCATACACACTAAAGTTTGATTACTTTACCTTTCCATCTGACCTATCAGCACATGACGACACCACAACAATACCCGACAGGTTCGCCCCAGTGATAATAGATGGAGCTACCTCATATGCATATCAATACAGAGGAGAGATTGAGCAGTATCAATTAAACTTCGCAAGATTTGAACAAGGTATAAAAAATATACAGACACTGTTAGTTAATAAATATGAATATGTAAGGTCAACAGTGATATTAAGACCAACAAGTATGGCAGGATACTTTAGCACAGAAACGACTTCGTAATGCCAGATTTATCAAGAGTACAACCTATAAATTTTCCTTTAGAGGGAGGATTAGTTTTAAACAAATCTACATTTGCGATGCAGCCTGGAGAGGCATTGGAGCTCCAGAATTTTGAACCTGATATAGAGGGGGGCTACAGAAGAATAAATGGATTTAGTAAACTTGTTACAAACATAGTTCCACAAACAAGTGCATCAACAGAAGCAGTGCTATTATCAATAAAGTTTAATGACAAGATTGTTGCTGCAAGAGGACAAAAAATATTTACTGCTACTGAAGGTAATAATTCTTGGACAGAAATAGATACAGGAAGAACAAGTGCAGGTGTATATGACTCTGAGATATTTAATTTTGATGGGAACGATAAATTTATAGTCGCAGATGGTAACAATGCACCAACAGTTTTTAATACATCATTTAGTGCAACGGATGTATCTTCTGCTGGAAGTGGAGAAGTAAGCACAGCAGTCACAGGTGCAAAGTTTGTTAAAGCATTTAAAGACCATATGTTTTATGCAGGAATGTCTAGTAATAAACAAGAGGTTGTGTTTAGTATACCTTTTGATGAGGACAACTTTGCTACTGCTAGTGGTGCAGGTAGTATAAAAGTTGATGATACTATAGTTGGACTTAAAGTTTTCCGTGAAGATTTATTTATATTTTGTGAAAATAGAATATTTAAATTATCAGGAACATCAAGTTCCAACTTTGCAGTAACACCTGTAACAAGAGACATAGGATGTGTAAACGGACAGACTATACAGGAATTTGCAGGTGACTTAATATTCTTAGCACCTGATGGATTGAGAACAGTTGCTGGTACTGCAAGAATTGGTGACGTTGAATTAGGAACTATAAGTGCAAACGTGCAACCTTTGTTTAATAGTAATATAGCCACTGCAACAAGTTTTACTTCTGTTGTTATACCTAATAAAACTCAATATAGAGTTTTCTTTTCTAAGTCAGGTGTTTTAGAAAGTTTAACAGAAGGGGCTATATGTTCTCTAAGAGGACAAACATTTGAGTTTGCAAAACTAAAAGGTATCAAGCCTTCATCTACCTCTACATTTGTTGATACCAGTGGTACAACCGTTATACATGGTGGCTTTGATGGATTTGTATATCAACAAGAAAGTGGTAATGATTTTGATGGGACTGCCATAGATGGTAAATACAGAAGTCCTGATTTAAGTTTTGGTGATGCAGGATTACGTAAACACATGCAACGTGTTCTTGTAAGTTACAAACCTGAGTCTTCAGTCAACGCAGATTTATTTTTAAGATATGACTATGAAGACCCTGATACACCAAGACCTGCAGCGTACTCTTTGTCTGCAGCAGATATCGTAGCAGTATATGGTGTTGCTACTTATGGAACTGCAACTTATGGTGGGCAGACAGAGCCATTGTTAAGACAGTCTGTAGAAGGTTCAGGATTTACTGTTGCACTTAGAGTTAATGATAATGGGACTTCTGCACCTTATGCGTTAAGGGGTTTTGGATTAGAATATCAAGTAGGAGCAAGAAGATAAATGGGAGCTACGTACACTAGACAATCCACATTTACTGATGGAGACATAATAACTGCTGCTCATAGTAATGATGAGTTTAATCAGTTATTAGCAGCCTTTGCAGCGAGTACAGGGCATACTCACGATGGTACGTCAGCAGAAGGTGGTCCTATAACTAAATTACTTGGAACTGCAATCACAATAGGTGATGGCACTGCAGGTACAGATATAGCAGTCACATTTGATGGTGAATCAAATGATGGTGTTTTAACATGGAAAGAAGACGAGGATTATTTTGAATTTAGTGATGACATACTTATCGCTTCTACAGAGAAGTTACAGTTCAGAGATACAGCTATACACATCAGTTCAAGTACAGATGGACAATTAGATTTAGTAGCAGATGGTGCAGTTCTTGTAGACACTGCAGGTGATATAACTTTAGATGCAGATGG